CCGTGAACTTCAAATTCTTCGTCAGCTAACTCAACAAGTCCCAGAGGGGAAATGGAGATAGTAAGGTCGGATGACGCCGCTCTATACGACGGTGGGCTGAAGTCAATACTCATTTATTAAACTAGTCCTGCCCTTTTCTTATCTCGCTTTATTTTTGAAATCTTTGCTTGTTTCTTTTTCTTTTTACGAGTTTTTTCATCACGCATATTTACTGGAACATCTTTTGGAGAATTAGTGTATGTCCCGCCTCTACGTTCATACTCTTTTTTAACCCAGCTATTAATTGGAAAAGAGCTCTTTGCATTTGGGTTCTTAATTGGATACTTAGCTTTTGCTTGCTGCATAAGATTATTCCAAAGAACTTCGTTAGCTGGAACTCCCTGAGCCATTTAATCTCCTGTAAGTAAGGTAGCCCCCGGTCTTGGAGAAGGGGTACAAGACCGGGGTACTGCCTAAGTGTAACTTATTTAGTCGTTAACTCGTGCTGGGTTAGGGCGCTGGTAACGTGAACCGGAGCGATCTACTTCCTGGAACTCTGCAGTTGCATAGTCAGAGAAGTTTCCTTCTTCGTATTCAGAGATAAATGTAGGTGCTTCTACCCACGCAGCTGAACCAACGTGAGCGCGCTCGCTCATTGTTTCTGCCGCTGACTTGGTATGTACAGCCAAATTGTGGTTAGGACGGCTTGGAGCTGTGTCGTAACCCTGGTTGATTCCAATCTGGAATTCATTTGGAACGTCTGTATCTGTTGCTACGCCTTCTTCAAAGCGAAGTGGTCCACGAAGACCTGGTGTAGCAGGGGACATCTTGCGCTCGTAAGTATTACCTACTTGCTCAGGAAGTCCTGGGTTTGGTGCAATTGCCATTGTTTTCTCCTATAGGGTTGAGATTGAGGGCCTCAGGTGTAATTCTTCACCCAATTGAATTGTTTTTAAGCCTAAACTTGACCATCTTCTATTTAAAAAACGGTGACGAGCTAACCTCTACCGTAGGCATAACCAGCTCTTGGGTTAGCGCACAGGCTAGGGAAAGCGAGTCTACAAAGTCATCATGTGCGTGAGCCTCGTCAGGGGCAGCCACTAAAAAGTTAGGCCCCTTGTACTGAACCTCTGCATCAGTCATCTGCTGATAGAAGCGCTTCCAAATCCTAAGACGTCTAGTTTTTGCGTGTGCCGGCCAAGAGATAAGCTGACGTTGAATAAGGGCTTGAAGGTGTTTCCAGCGCTTTGACTGCTCTGTGGGGCTAGAGGTTATAGACATAACCTCAGCTCTAGGTAAAAGCATCTTAAGTCTCTGAGCTACCGCATCACCAACACCGTTGGCATCAATAGCTACAGCGTACACGTCATAGTTACCCAAGAAGTTTACAATCTGAAAATACTGCTCTTCCCAGTCATCCCCCTGAATCTCTAACCAGTTAAGAACGCGGTGGTCGTAATAACCAAACTCATCAGGCCTATCCCAGTCAACCCAAACTACAGTTACTACAGTTGAGTCCATCTTTCGTGCCGGGTCAATTCCCACCACGACAGGCGAGAGGTGGTACGACTTTTGGATTTCTTGGCTTGTGTCTCCGAGATCATCCATGATTGAGGATGTGACGAACATTCCTCTCTCCAGCAACCATTTGCAGTTGTAAGATAGCTGGAACTCATCAGATTCTTCACCGACTCGCAGCATCTCTTTACGGATAAACTTTTCATAATTTGGGTTAAATTTTGCAACATCTTTCCAATCCCATTGAAAGTGATTTTGTTTAGAATTTCTTCCAGTTTGGCGTCTTTTATTCATTTGGATAGCTTTGTAGAAGTTATTTTTGTGCGTGGTTGGCGTACCAGTTTTAACCATAGTCGCGTTGTAGTACGCGCCCATAGGAGCAATAGACTTAGATACAATAAAATCATCAGCCTCCTGACATTCGTCAATAATCATTAAGTGAAAAGACTTAGATTCAATCTTAGCTCTAGGGTTTGCTGTCATCATCATAAGGCTAGAACCAGAATGCTTAAGCTTAATATTTCTAGTTACACCAGGAGATTTAGCTGTAACGTCGTCAATTTCTGGGTCCCCAAGGATCTCTAAAGCATGTTCGCTAGTAAGGCGAGAAACTGTTCTTGAATACAAGGTTTCAGCCTGAGCCTGTACTGGCGCAAACATACCTACCCAGATACCATCATGAAACTTACCAAGAAGGTCTGGGTACATTTTTGCTAGGCGGGGGAGGATAACCATAAGCGTCGCCACAGTATCTGCAACGGTCTCTGACTTACCGGACTGACGTGAGGCTAAAGCTGTTATCTCCTCGCCATCATTGATTATTACAGACTCAATAATTCGCCGTGCAAGGGGTTTTTGGTAGGGGTGTAGATCATGGCCCACAAGGAGCTTCATGAACGACATAATCTTTTCTACAAGTGAAGCAACGAACTCCCTACTGAGTTCATCCATTTCATCATCTTGATCTTCAAACTCTTCGTCATGAAGGGGAGTAAAACCATCAGGATCATCATCGTCATCAGTAATCGCTTCTTCTTCAACGTCTTCATCTTCATCCTCGTCATATTCTAAAATATCGCTGATATCAAACTCTTCGGGATCTTCCCCGTTATCTTCAAAATCATCAAACTCAAAATCTTCACGCATTGTTTCTCCTCTTTACGGTTTCAAGAGCCTCAAATAAAACTTCGGCAGACATGGCTGCTTCATTAAGGTAAAACTTATCTTGGTTCTTTTGCCACGCAGAGATGTTTCTTGCCACGTCATATATGGAGCTTTCTGCCCAAGCCATAATATCTCTATCGGGGAGGAGCTGAATTCTCTTTTGAATACGCGAAACCTCACGTTTTACTGATTTACGCTTCTTGAGTCGTAGCTTCATTCTTAGGTGCCCCATATCTAATATTGTCCCAGTTTACCTCGTCTTGAGCTAAACCCCGACCGTTCACAGCATAGGTAAGCGCCTCTCGTTCAGAAAACCCAGTTTTCTTCCAGATACCTACAACTAACCCAAGCTTTGATAGTGGAAGGCGTACGGCGATGCCCTTTCCATGACGGAAAGGTTCTTCTATCTCCTGGCTCTCAGCTTTTTCAAAAAACTCTTTTGGTTTAAATCCATACTTTATTGGGTGCCAGTAAAGTGGTCCGATGTCGTGTGTCTTAGCCAAGTTATTTCTTTCTTCTTGTGTTCTTTGCGATCTGTGCTGCTCGGTATGCTCTTGCAGCAAATGCCTGTAATTGTGGGGAAACTTCAGCGCGGCTTGCATATCCCCTAGGTTTTGAGTCTAGTACGTCCTTAATATACTCCCACTTAGAAGGTAAATTCTTAAACTCAACCCATTCATCCATGGAAACGTCGTAATAGTTATAAATTACGCCGGTACTAAATACAATAGTCATTGTTGACCTTTGAGGGTCATAGGCTGCCGCAAATGTTCTAGGGCGGTCTATTTTACTTGTTGCGGTAGGCGCCTCTACGTTAGGGCCTGAAAAGCTTACTGGAGCATGCAGATCCGGCATATCCGGCTCGATAAGGTCCGCACCTTGTCCATAATATTGTCTTAGGTCATAGCCTTGATCAATTATATTTGTAGCATAACCAGGCTCAGTAGTACCAAAAATAGTAAGAACTTCGTTTATCTCAGCACGCTGTTTTTTAATCGCGTTTTGGACCTCAGTGCTTATTAAAGCATCTGTGGCGTTTTGCTCATTTCTTGTAAGGCGATTAAGAGCATGGGCAGCTATTCGTCCAGCTCTGTCTGCTCTTGAATCTGCCACTACTCTTCATCCTCACAATTGTGGGTTTCTAGTTGAGCCTCTCCTACTAGCATGCTGCAGTAGTTACATCTAAACCATTTTACAGGCTTAAAATTATCTTGCGCTGTTCCTTCTAAAGAACCTTGAATATTCCCATCGTCACCTTGACGATCATATTCATGAATTATCTTTGGCTGCGCCAGTACTTCCGGTGGAAACGGGCCCTGTGGGTGCATTATTTTGTTTGGTACTGGATGAACTTGTTTTGTTTGTATTCTCTCTACTCTCATCCTTTACCTTTTCTTTAATGTCCAAATTAACATGCTTTGTAACGTTTTGTGGCAATGCGTTAATATTATAGATCCAAGGAAGGTGCAGTTCACATACGTCTTGATTTGCCGCACTTGGATTATCGATATGAAAAACAGCGGCTTTACTGCATTTATCACATTTTGTAATATCCGACATATTATACCTTTCTGTGAGATATAACTAATTCTATACCACGATACCTGTTGCCAAACCCCTGTACTGACTGGTATTGTTTACCCATGGCCTAGGAAACTAGGCCATCACGCATCTATGTAACGAAAAGGATTGCAACCGAATTCGGTAGAAATAGGCCGAATTGCTAGTCTATAAGTGACAGTTATAGAGTAGTCAGGATTGGTCCTCTAGCCTAGGAGATAGTGTGAATTTTAATGGAAAACACAAAGTAGGAATATTAGCTCTATCGGTTCTACTTCCACTAAGCCAGTCGGCTTTAGCAGCAGAACCAGCTGGACCCACAAGTGATGGGTCTACAGCAACTACACAAGTAAAGACAGGCTTAGACCAATATCGGGGAGCAACAAGTCTCTCGGATACCCAACTGGCAGATCTACTGAAGTTAGTAGGTTTCTCGGGTAAGTCTCTAAGAACCGCCTGGGCCATTGTGATGAGAGAATCTCGTGGCCATCCCCTATCCCATAATGGAAATGCATCCACCGGTGATGATTCCTATGGTCTTTTTCAAATTAACATGCGAGGAAGCCTAGGAGCAGAACGTAGAGAAAAGTTTGGGATCTCTAAAGATTCTGATCTACTCGATTCGGTAACGAATGCTCAAGCCGCATACTATATGAGCGCACACGGAGATGACTTCGGATCATGGGGTTTAGGCCCTAATGCATACGATGGGTCTTCATCAGAACCAGCTGTAACAATTTGGTTATCTAAATTTCCCGGATAGTTTATAAAGCAAAAAGCCCCCAGTTATTAGCTGGGGGCTTTTTGTTTGTGTTGGGATTATGAAGCGTAGTAAGGTGTGATTGTGATTGCAGCACCGATTGCAGTTGAAGCAGTACCAGCAGCAATAGACTGTGTCTTAATTGTGTTAGCGCGAGCAGCAACTTTAACAGTACCTGTATCTGCACCTGAAGCGATTGTTCCAGAAGATACGGTGTTGTATGTAAGAGTTGAGCCTGAAGCTGAAACAAGAGTAAATGTTCCGTTTACAGCTGTGTTAGTTACAGCTGCGATTACAGCTGAGTCACCTGCTGCATAGCCATGAGCTGCTGCAGTTGTGATAGTTACCAAAGTACCTGTACGAGCTACGTTAGAGATAGCTGGGGTTACAGCAGAAGCAGTTGTTACTGTAAGTTCTGCATCAGCGAGTACATCTTGAGCTGAAGCAAGAGCAAGACCTACAACATTTGGAACCTTAACATATGCAACGCCAGATACAAATGCGCCATCAGCAGCTGTAAGAGCATTTGAAAGCTGTACGATACCGTTGTTGATGTTGATAAGCGATCCTGTTGTTGAATTGGTTACTGTGAAGTAATCACGTGTAGCCTTAGCTACTGTAGCTGATGTTAGGTTAAAGCTGTTGCAACCTGTAATATCTACAGTGTCGCCATCTGTAAGGTGATTATATGACTCATAACGAACAGTAGTTCCATCGCCAGAAACCTGGGTAATGTTGAACTTTCCTGTTCCTGCTGTGAATGACGGGTATCCTGACCATTCAGCTTCCTGAATAGCGTGGCTGTCAAGCGTGAAGTCTAGACGTGCACTTGGCTTTACAGAGTAGCCAGACCAGCTCTTGTTCTGGGCTGCATTGTTTGCAACCTTCTCAACAGCAGTTCCATCTGTGCGTTCGTCGTTAGGCTGTGGGGCAAAGTTACCCCATACGAAATCTACGGCTACATTGCCTGATGAATCAAGCAAGTGTCCTAGGTTATTTGTGGCCATTATTTACCTTTTCTATATAGAGGGGGTTTAACAATCCCATGCGCGAAGGGACCAGATAAGTTTATCTAGCAATCCCAAGCACGTCTTGCTTTATTTAGCCGGCTATTTGGGTCTTTAGCGGCCTTTGGAAACATCTTAGCTTGGCCGGCAGATCTGGCACAGTAAGACTTACGACGAGCAGCAGACTTCTTTGACTTAGCGGCCTCAGCTTTTTTTACAGGCGGCTTTAAATTATGGCCTTCAGCCTTAGCTGATGCGCGTCCTTTGGCATTTAAACCGCCATTTGGGTTTTGTCCTTCTTTGCGTGTCCAAGCGGCGGACTTAGCCTTTGCTTTAGTTGCCATTATTTTTTCTTCTTTCTAGCAGCCGCAATATTGTCCACAGCATTTGGGTAGGGACGGCCGGCAGCTTTAGCACGAGCTTTAGCTGAAGCTTTCTGTTTTTTGGTTAGCTTTGAGTGCTTTCCACCATCAGGATCTTTTTTATCCCACACAGGTTTAGGTTTTGTCATTAGTAATCCTCATCTTCGGTACGACGTTTTTCAATAGAATCCTTGTTAGCTTTCATCTCTTTACGAGCTTTAGCCTCTAAAGCAGACCAATCACCGTTTTCTGGGATGTCATCAAACTCATCGCGCTTACGGACATTGGAAGAGGGGTTAGTGTTCATTTACGGCGTGCCTCATATTCTGCTCGATCTCTAATACGATCCCTATAACGTTGTGGATGGACTGTTCCGTCTGGGGCTACATGGCCGTACTTTTTATCATTCCAATAAGATGAAGTGTGGCTCCAGTCTTCTTTTTTCTCAGGCTTCTCAGGCTTATTTACAAAAGTCTCTAGGCGCATACCGGTAGATTTTATAGAGTTAAAAAGCGGTAGGTTACGGCCGTTTCCTTCAAAACCAATAGTTTCCATTATTTTTTCTTTCCGGCTCTGCGCTTGTTCTCTTTAGCGGTATTAGCACCCTTATCAAGAACCTGTAGGTTACTGCTGCGGTTATCGCTGTGGTTGTTGTTCTTGTGATCAACGGTCTTATTCTTAGATTTAATCTTTCCGTGTTCTTTTTCATATTGCTCACGGGCAGCATTAGTAGAGGTGGTATGCCATTTGCCGTTCTTCTTGTAGTGCTTAACTACAATCTCACGACCACCATTTTGAGCAGATCCTTTATAGACCTTGCCACCAGCTACAGCTTTTTTCTTAGTAGCCACTACTTATCCTTAGGACGTGGGTATGGCTCAACACGCTTTGTAATAGTTCCGTCTTTACGGACCTTAACTACCCAACCATCTTTAATCTGGGTTGAGTTGTGCCCAATCTTAGTCTTAACGTACTTACCCATCAATGTCCTTTCGGTATGCAGGACGTGGTTCTGGACCACAGTTCCTACTTACATGGTCCATGGCTTTACCCCATATGACCTTCGTATTATGTTCCATAGCAAACTGACTTGTGCTAAGCCGCCTATTGTACATAGATGGGTCTGCTTTAACCGTTGTATTGCAGTTATCGCAAGTCCAACTATGCTTCTGCTCCTCTGGATGCCACTTTACATCGCCAAGATTTGTTGTTTTCTTGGCTAGCTCACTGACTGCAGGGCGGGGCTTACGCTTCCTTGCCGCCATCAGACACCTCTGTAAAGCGGTTCTTTACGTTAGACATAACTCGTATTGCACGAGGAGACTGACGCTTACGACCTTCAGGACGATTCATGCTGCGAGTTTCTTTAGCCTTTGCTGCAGCCTTTTCACGTTGCTGATTTGTCTGACCAATACGCTTTGTTCGGTGTAGTAGGGCTTCTTTATGCATAGCGGCATACTTTTCAGGTGCGTGGTGTTTAGCGTGGTAAACAGCCGCAAGCATATCTCGCTCATTGTATTTAAGATTAGCTGAAGTAGCTTTAGCCTTTAAGTAGCTACGAAGATGATGTGGCTCAATATCGTGGCTCTTATCTCCTGCAGGTACTTGAAAATCTTTAGTAACTCTATGTAGGCGGTCCTCATGAGAACCCAGAATACCGGCAGGGGTTTCTTTTGGACGAGCTGTTTGAGTTGAGATCTCACCAGCATTTGACATCTTAATTCGCTCACCCTTTAAAGAGTCTGCAAGCTCTGTCTTACGCGGTGCTCCAACTGGAACTTCTCTGGTGTACTTCTTTGTAATATCACGAGAATCAGGGATAGTTACAGTAGTCTTAGCTCCCCCACGCTTGCCCTTAACCTTAGGCTCACGAATAATAGATTCAGCCGTTTTTACAATAGCATCCTTTGTAGAACCTGCAGGAAGTTTTTCTGCACGCTTAAACATACTGCCCTTTAGCTGATCTTTTGTTGCATCCATTCTTGCAGCTTTTGAACGTGCGCGTTCATCAGTAGCAACGCTGACCTCTTCATTACGAGCATTAATAGCGGTAGCTTGACGTGTACCTAGCTTCGCAGCTTCAGTGTAACCCTTAGTTGCTCCAGATTTCTTTGCGTTATAAGCTGCTTTACGCTCAATACGGCGACGCTTACCTTGAGCCAATGTTCCAGCCGTACGCGCAATGTTTCCTGGGTTAAGAATACCCGCAGAACCTTCTCCAGGAGTAAGCTGTGGCTTTCCTTTAGGTGTTGCTGGTGCCTCAGCTGCTGGAAGTGTACCTACCTTTGCGCTGGCTTTTGCTTTCTTTTCTCTTTCAAATCTAGCATTTACACGTTGTCTACGAGCAGTTTTTTGTTCAGGAGTAAGATCTGATTTTGAAACAGCTTCATCACGCTTTGCAGCACGCTTATTAGCTTCTTTCACTAAAACCTTATCATTTGCAGAAAGAATGTTTTCTGCTTTTTTACGTTCTACGCCGACAAGTGAACGAATATCCCCAGACTTTGATACGCGAGAAAGACCGGTTCCAAGCTCACGCTCAGCCTGTGCGCGCTTTGCCTTCTTCTCAACAACAGGCTTTACATCTTGGTGACCAGCGCTGCTCTTAAGCTCATAATCAGTTGGTTTAATCTCTAAAGGCTTTAACTTACCTTTATCACCTGGAATACTAGCTGCAACTTTATCACGACTTTGCGCATCCTCAATATCTTGCGCTTCACGTTCTGCTTTCTTAGGGCGTTCAGTAGTGTGTAGCATTTCTTTACGGTAAGCAGCAGTATCCTTAACACCATACTTGCGTGCTTCACCCGCATCACGAGATTGCTTTTTAGCCTTCTCTGTCTTCTGCTTCATTACGCGATTTGCCATTATTGCATTCCTCCGGATTGTCCAGGGTTCTTAGGTGCACGAGGTGCGCGAGGTTTTCTTACTTTAGGTGCTGCATTGCCTGCAGGAGGCGTAATGTTAGATTCTGTACGGGACTCTACAGGTTGTGCGGCCCATGCATCAGCTGCATTAGCAGCTTTCTTTGTTTTTGTATTAGAGCGAGTTTTTTTATTACCATTTGCAGCGGGAGTTTCTTTTGCTTTACGCCCTTCATTTCTTAATCGCTGCTCTTCAAGTCTAGTTTTAGCAATACCTTCCATACGCTCTGCATAATCAGATGGTTCACTCCAACTAACCGCACCTGTAGAAGCATTGTAGTTAAAATTAGGGCGAGAAGAACCAGTACTTCTATCCTTAGCGTGCTTTGTAATAATTCTGTTAATTGACTCTTCGTTTGTTGCAATCTTATTTTTATGAACTACAGAGTCAGCTGCTCTTCTTTTAATGTGATGTTCTGTTCTTGCATTTTCTTTGTAATCAAATTCTGCAAGACGTGATTGAAGTCTGTTAGCTTCGCGGTAAGCTCCTAGAGCTGCGCCAATGATTCCGCCGCCGCCCATTCCGGACCTATTACCGGCGTTGACAGACCAACCTAGCCCGCCAGCATTATTCTTTGGCATCCCTACGTCCTAACTATCTTTAGAAGTAAGAAGTTTAGCAACTGCGCCCTGTTTTGTAAGGACAACAGAGTGCTCGTTATAATGATGCATGCAAAAGTAAAGATTCCCATAGGAAAGGGTGCATAGAACTAGTGCTCGGGCAGAGCACCGGTCACATCGAGCCCCCAGCTCCACTTCCGATTGCTCCAGCTGCAGCGTCTCCGCCGGCATTTGACCCTGATGTTGGGGCACTAGCTTCTCCAGTCTCATCGTCTCCTGGGGTGGCCATTGTCAGCCCCCCGCCAATTGTAGAGCTTCCAAGCCAAAAGTTATAGGCGGGCAAGATAACTCCACCAACAACAAGATGCTTTCTTTTTTTGTGGTGTTTGAGTTGTTTCTTGTGCAATTCCATAAGCAATGGTCTCAGAAATTATTCAAGTCGATGAGTCGAACGCGGGGGATTTTTGTGATTACGATTCTTGAATATATGTGTGGATCTCTCCACCAGAATAGATATCGTGCTTGCAAGAAATCTCAATAGCCTTTCGGAGGACTTTTTCGGCGGCCTGAGGTGTCTTTACCTTTGTGAAGTCTAAAGCTTCAAGAGCACCAAGTGCGATGTCTCCACCAGAGCCGGCATAGTAAACATTGCGGGCTTCACGATCCCAAGAGTAATCATTAAAGATCGGGTATAGAGTTCCACGAATAGATACAAGAAGATTAGAGTCATGCCAGGCAGCATCGCCATCTTCTTTACCTTCAAAGCCTGCATCTTGAAAAGCCTTGCGCAGAGAAGGAATAAACTTCTTTGTCATAAAAATATCTAGATCTTCGTTGGAACGAGGTTTTGGTGGCTTCCAACCAAATTGTGCAATGTTTCCACCACGGGATGCACCAGAGACAGCGATCAGTACGCCGGAGTTATCAATGATCTTTGAGGTTGCTAGGTTCATGTAACGACCATCTTCATCAGATGCGCGGGAATCACATCCAATTACTGTCCAACCATCGCCTTGAATCGCGGCAAGTGTAGTCACAGATACCCTCTCGTTATTGTTGAGAGTATCCTAGCACGTAGATAAGGCTATTGTCCGCCCCACCCACCGCCACGGAAGATCGCAGGAGTCGCAGACCACACTCGCTCCATAGAGCTTTGACAGCATGTCGGTACAGAGTCTTCACCGAATTCTCGGTAGATCTCACGGACCATACCGCAGATACTGCACTTGTAGTCGTAATTTGGCATCTGGCCACCTTTCGCGGGGGTATTTGTATGTACAGCTCCCAGACATGGACTCGAACCACGATTAGATGCTTCAGAGGCACCTGTCCTGCCATTAGACGATCTGGGAAAGTGGCAGTAGGTCTACGAGCAGACTAACCTACTACCGTGATACAGGAGGCTTTACATAAGCTCGTTGACCTCCAGGCGTATCCTACGTCGACAAAGCAACGTAAGAGGCTTTCGTATCGTGCGCCACCATGGAATCGAACCATGCATGTCTTAAGACGGCGGATTTACAGTCCGCTCCTCCACCTTGGAGGATGTGACGCAGAAAAGCCTAGGCTAGCTCTAAATCTTCCTTAAAGGGCTTGCCTAGGCATTCTGGGCACATCATAAGCTGAGTGGTGCCATAGTTCTTGAGTTGATCGCTCTTATTGCCACATTTGAAACACATGGCATAAGCATATCACTTGATAGTGATGACCTTTTCCTTCTTCTCCTCTGGTAATTCTTGAAGAAGAACGATTGTCAGCAGCCCGTCAACAATCTTAGCTGACTTGACTGAGACGTATTCTGCCAGTGCGAAGTCACGATAGAAGTCACGAGAGCTAATACCCTGATGTAGGTATTCAGCCTCTGAGTCCTCCTTAGAGCCTTTGACAGTAAGAGTCTGCTCTTTTACCGTAACTGTGAGTTCATCCTTGGCAAATCCCGCCACAGCCATCTCTAGGATGTAGTTTTCCCCGTCTTTACGGACGTTGTATGGCGGATATGTATCTTTAGCTTGAGAAATTTGCCCCAGCGTCTGAAATAGTGGATCAAATCCAATAGCCCAGCGGTTGATCCCAGGATAAATAGAATTGAGATTAGGTGTTGGTGTGTAGCCATGAGTGTGCATTCTTTCTCTCCTTAGACGAGAAGTTAGTTTATCCCCCCGATCGGGCAGGACATCTAAGGATAACACCCTCCCCAGCGAATTTATTCCCTCAAGTGACGCTCTTCACAGTCCCTAGCTAACCCAGGAACAACATACACCTTTCTGCAGATCTGACAAGTCCATCTTTCCCGACGCTCTTTATCATCCATAGCCGAAATATACCCCGGCCACTGCCCCCAAAACCCCCGACCTTGAAAAAATTTAGGCCACTGCCTGCACGTATAGGGTCATGCTCTCCTGTCTCACCTGGGGATACCGGACATAAAGGACATTTAACCCATAGGGGGCATAAAGGACAAGATGGTAACAAGAATAGAATTTATGTGAACGGCGGTTGATGATGTAGCCCGCTAGGCCTAGCGTGAGCCATGTTTTTTTATGGCTCAACACGCTAGGTATTTTTTTATCTAAATACTCCAAGCCTAGCCTGCCGTTCTCTCCTGCCTTCGTGCTGGTCTGGTGACTATCCATGTGCCCTATGGGGGGTATTCCCTTTACCTGTTCGATTCCACACAGCACACGGGCGCAGGCTCTTTCGCATACATCGTGTATGGTTATCCCTGTTCCCAGAAGGTAATACTATGTCTACAATGACAGAGACCCGTGTATCTGTTGCCACCCGCGTTTTCGACGCTGGCAACACCAATCTATCTGCACCTGAGGTTCGCATTGCGGTAGCACAGGCTATCAAAGGCGGCTTCACAACAGACGAGATCCTTGCGGATGTTCGCTCACAGGTAGTCGAGGCGATGGTAAATCGTGGGGACAAGACAGACGCACAGTCTGTTGATAAGAAGTTCCTCACCAATGGTTTCCAACGACCTGTCTATCTCGGCGCTCTTATCGCAGACGGCGTTGATGCCGACATCGTTTCCGCTTTCACCCAAGTTCCTTGGGCTGAAATCAAGGAGCAAGTCGGTAATCCCGATGCCGTAGAGGTACTCTCATCTCGTGCAGCACAGATTGCATTGGAAGCAGACGAACGCCGTAAGGCTAATGCTGCTGCCAAGGCTTCTCTAGCAGAGACAGCACCAGCCTTTGAGTCATCACTCAAGGCAATTCTGGGCAAGGACCTATCTGATGTTGAGGTATCTCAACTCAAGGTAGTCCAAGCGTTGATTAGCGCTATCATCTAATCGGCAGGCCACTACTTAGAGCGTCCGCTCACTCCCCAGTTGTACCACCAGGCTGTGGGGGTGGGCGGACTGCTCTTATCAGGTATTAGTTCATAGGCTCTGTTTCACGTGAAACATGGCTTATGTGCCTGTATCTACAGGTAGCAGGTGAAAGGCACATAGACTCAAGGACAGACTCACTACACAACTGAAGTAGTCTGGTACCAGACTCAAGCATTGGGACTTGCATTGTCATAGAGGTCGCTCTATGTCTTTGGTCTATGTGTCTCTCACTCTCTATCTGAGAGTACAAAGGGAGGTTAGGCATGGTGTTCTACAATGGATTCAACCTTATGGTTGATCTAATCATTGGCGGTCTTGTATGGTACTTCACCTATAAGGCTGCATGGTGGAAGGGCTATGAAGCTGGTGTAGCAGATGAGTCTTATGCTCAGGTTGCTCATCAGTCTTATCGTCTATCTAAGGACTCTTCTCTATTTGATGTAGAGAAGGATTAGTTTCCCCCCGCCATTTTTTTACGTTACCCCCTATGCAAGACCATAGGAAGGGGGTGATAGCATGGATAAATGTCCATGTACTTACACACACCACGCAAAGAGCCATATGGTTCTTTGTTATAACGCTGGGGAATGCATCTGCGGACCTTGCGAGTGTGACTGTCACTACGAGTAATACAGTCCCAAGGGGCTAGTCATTAATTTGGCTAGCCCCTTTTTTTATAGCCTTTTCAATTTGAAATACGCCTTCTTGCTTAATTTCCCCGCGAAAGGCTGCGCTGCTGTTCCGTATGTGGTGGAAGGCATACTAAGGGGTGTAATAACACAACTAGGGTAGTGAGTTCGTCTCTATTGTGCGATAGCCCAAAGAGTGGCCCTGACTCAGCAATAGTTATCACTGGTTCAATTGGTTATCCACTTGTCAGGTACGTGTAAATAACCTGCTTCATCCTGTAGCCCGTGTTTCATTACACACTTAGTATGTCTCCCACTCCCTACGGGGGGTGGAAGGAGGCATTATGTTCCATATATCTATCAAGATAGGCTTTGATCGTAAGCCAAGGACTATGACTCAGGTTACCTGTGCTCATTGTGCTAAGACTTATGACATCGCCATTCGTGAGATAAGAGCTGTGAACTATTGCTCTAGTTGCAAGTAAGGAGACTCTAATGGGTCGAGTGTTAC